TGATGTTGATGTATCACCATCACCAGAGACAAAGAAAATGATCGAGGGTGGTAAGATGAAAGTCGTAAAGTCAGCTCCAAGTTATCTTGGTGGCAAAAGCATCTTTGCAGTTCTTGAAAATCCCAAGGCAGGCAGAGAAGATGACAAATATGTCATGGCGTGTATCAGTGATCCAAAACGAGGAGCAATAAAAATGTTCTCGTACCACGGATCACATCCATCAGCCGACGGAGCAATGAAGTTTGCAGATAAACACGGTCTTACCGAATCCGTTGAACTCGAAGAGGCAAAGTCTAAGGATATCGTCAAGGGTCTAACCGACATGGACGGTCCTTTCACCGTTGTTGCCATCAAGAACAATAAGGTAATCAAGCAAGAGAACACCAAGATGCGAAACATGCTTCCCGCCATCGTCAAGATGATGCGTAAGGAAGTCGGTGTTAATGTTACTATCGGTATTGAGGACAGAAAAGGAACTATTCGCGGCACCTTCAAGGAAGATGTCGAACTAACGGAATCCTTTGAGTTTCAATTCGCAGACAAAGAAACTGCACAGAAGTTCATGCGAGAAATCTCACAGAAAAGATTAGGATCTTCGACTGGAACCAGTGATGGTAAGGTCAGAACAGAAGGTCCAGCAGGAGCAGGTGTCGGTAGTCCAACACGGGCGCATCAGCAGATGGCAAAAATCATGAAGAAGTATGGTGGTAAAATACTACGAACCGACGAAGGCCCTCGCATGAAGAGAGTATTCAAGGAAGACTTTAAACCTCATATGATGTATGATCCCAAAACTGGCAAGGGTTACAAGGCAGAAACCTACCAAGATCATCTCGACATGAAAGAGAAGGGTTACGGACACGACAAACCTAAAGTCAAGGAAGATGTCGAACAGGTTGATGAAATCTCGTCAGACACCCTTCGTTCCTACGTTGGCAAGGCGAAACAAAATACTAACCCCGACAAAAGAGGAAAAAGAACGGACGGTGTAAGTGGTGCCCTTTCTCGTCTCGATGCAAGATCAAGACTAAGACGTAGGGCTGATTCCAGTCCCGAAGAGAGAGCGGTCTCAAAACGACTCGCAAGTGAAGATGTCGAACAGGTTGATGAAGTTATCCAGCAATTTGATCACGATAATACTGGACAAAAAGTTGGTTACACCAATACAAAATTATCCAGTGATCAGGTTTCCAAATTAAGAAGGAAATACCCACAAGGTAGTGTTGAAAAAGATAACGACGGCAACCATGTCGTATATACAGGTAAATATAGAAAAGAAGATACCGAACAGGTTGATGAACTCAAGAAGTCCACTCTCATGAGTTACAAGGATAAGGCTAAGAAGAGTGAACGAAGCGGTAGAGACACAGGGTTCGAGGGTGAAACCCCATCCGAACGAGAAGCAGGCGTTCGACAGGTAAAGAAAAGAATGAAGGGTATTGATGGTGCAACCAAGAGACTCGTCGCTCGTCAATACGAAGATGTCGAGCAGGTTGATGAACTCGACACCAAGACCATGAAGTCCTACATTAAGAAGTCGCAGAAGGACAACACCGATCGTGTCACTCGAATGGCAGACAAACCAAGTCACATGTCTGCGGACAAGGGTGAGATGCGTAAGTTACGAAAGCGTCAACGAGGCATAGTTAAAGCAAAGACAGATGTCGATATGCGTAAGATCGCTGGTGATGACTACCGCAGTAGAATGGGTGAGGATGTTCAAGAGGCATGTTGGGATAGTCATGTTCAACGAGGTACAAAGATGAAGGGCGGAAAAGTTGTTCCTAATTGTGTACCTAAAACTGAGTCAGTCGAACAGGTTGATGAGATGAAATACCTCGGCAAAGACAAGAAGTTTGGTCGCAAGTTCTACGAAAAAGATGGACAACTACATGTCGTCGTAAATGATGGTAGACCACAGAACCTCGGTAGTGTAGAGGTCAAGGGTAATGCCAAGATGATTAAGAAACTAGTCAAGGAAGAGTCAATCGATGAAGCCGTGTTTAGTAAGTCACAACTTGATCAAATTCGAGCACAATACTCGAAGATCAAGACTGTTGACCCATCACAACCAACATACGGCAAACTCACTGCGTTTCTTGATAAACTAGATGACGCAAAACTGAAGCAACTCTCAACCGCAAAGATCAAATTCGTTTCTGGTCTTGCACTCAACCGAGTTAGCAAGAGAAAAATGAAGTAATGAAAAGTTTTATTCGATATATCAATGAAGTTTCCCCTCCTGGCTTCGAAGGCACAGTAAAGGCCATGAAGAAGCACAAGGAGTTGGACAAAGGCAAGAAGAAGAACCCGTGGGCTCTTGCTTGGTGGATGAAGAACAAAGGTTACAAGTCCCACAGAAACCCAGACGGATCCAAGAAGAAATGATGTTATCATTCGAAGCTTGGAAACGTAACTACCGTGATGAATACGACAAGTATCAGGGTCAACCTGAACAAATCCTTCGTAGAGCAGGTAGGGTTCAGTCTCGTAGAAATGCAATTAAGGCAGGGAAGGCGTCTGTCGGTGACGGTAAAGACATTCACCACAAGGACGGCAACCCCCGTAACATGAAACTATCCAACCTAAAACCTATGAATATGTCCACAAATCGGTCGAGAAAACTTGACAAATGAGATAAATAGTGTATAATATGTGAAAGGTTTTATTATGTTTAATCATGTAGACAGTCCAGTTCTCGAAGAACTAAACGCAACCACAACTGAAAAAGGTAGAATGTACAAGAGAGATAACGGTGTGAGTTATCCCTCTGTTACCACTGTTGTGGGTCACGAAAAGAACAAGTTCTTCGCACAGTGGAGAAGAGATAATCCAGAAGAATCCAAGAGGGTTCTTCGTCGTGGTAACAAAGTTCACCAGTTGGTTGAAGATTATATCAACAACGAAGAGGTTGTGAATCCCACCGGTCTTTTCATTCAATTGAAGCCACACTTAGACAGACATGTCAACAACGTCATTGCACAAGAAGTCCCGTTATACAGTGATCTCCTGCGTCTGGCAGGTCGTGTAGACTGTATCGCAGAGTTCGATGGTGTAACGTCAGTAATCGATTTCAAGGGTAGTACCCGAGACAAACGCAAGAAAGATATCAAAGAATATTTCATGCAAGCCACCGCATACTCTATCATGTGGAAAGAGTTAACGGGACAAACGATTGATCAGATCGTGATTATGGTATCCTCAGAAGAGGGAAATGTGCAGAATTTTGTTGAAAAACCGATCAATTATGTAGCTCCCCTAAAACTGGCAATAGATAAATACTATGAATCGAGGCCAGTTTTAAATGAAGTCCTTTCAAACATTCCTAAGTGAAGCCAAAAATGTTCACATGGAACATTTCGAAGACTCGATCCTAAATGTGGGATACGACGGTGGCGTACAAGCACTCGACATAACAAAATCAATTGCTGATGATCTAAAGGGTCACAGCCAGGGGCGAGTAGATATCACTGTAAAGTGGGACGGCGCCCCTGCTATATTTGCAGGCAAACATCCTCAGACCGGTAAGTTCTTCGTGTCCAGTAAGGGTCTTTTCAATAAGACTCCGAAAGTAAATTATACGAATGCAGACATTGATAAAAATCATGCGAGCGCACCGGGTCTAGCAGAAAAACTAAAAATCGCATTGAAGTATATGAAGAAACTTGGTATTGACACTATTCTTCAAGGCGACCTTATGTTTACTAGTTCAGACTTACAGGAGGTAGAGATTGATGGATCGAAATACTTAACATTCCAACCGAATACAATCGTTTACGCTATACCCGTGGGATCTGATCTGGCTAAAACAATCAAATCAGCTAAAATGGGGATCGTATTTCATACGGTATATCGGGGTAACTCAATAGAAAACCTTAAGGCGTCATTCAACCCGCAGATTTCTGCGCTAAAAAGGTCTAGGGAAGTCTGGTTCGATGATGCCACGTTTAAAGATGTTTCGGGAAGTGCAACCTTCACGAAGCAAGAGGCCGCGGAAATAGACAATAAAATAAAACAAATAAGACGTAAGTTAAACAGCTCTAAGTCTTTCCTCAATTCATTCGCTGCTCAGAAAGACATTGTTGCGGAACTTAAAATATTCATAAACTCAAAGGTGAGGCAGGGAGCCTTGCCGGGCGCTGCGGAGGAGTTCATAAACTACATGAACGACAAAATGCAGGCCTCTATTAACAATCTGAAGACTGAGAAAGCCAAAGCAAGGAAAATGGCCGTGAAAGACAAACTCATTTCTTATCTAACTAAGAATAAGAGTAAAATAGATAAAGCATTCGTCCTCTACTTAGACTTGATTAGTCTGAAGATTAAAATTGTTCGTAAGCTCGAGACGGTTAAAGATATTGGTACATTTGTTGCGACAAATGACGGTTATCGTGTTACCGCTCCAGAGGGATTTGTAGCCATCGATAAATTTAAGAAGGGTACAACTCTGAAGCTGGTTGATCGTCTTGAGTTCTCTAAACAGAACTTCACGGCTGCCAAAAACTGGTCAGCATGAATTTGAACTTCGTAAAGGGAGAGAATCGCAAGGTTCTCTCCCTTTTTTTATAAATATAGAATAGGAGATCGTATATGTCTAAATCAGTCGTACTAACATTCGGTAGATTCAATCCACCAACCAACGGTCATGAGAAACTCATAGACAAAGTGAAACGTGTTGCAGGTGGAACAGAACATCGAATTTACACATCTCTATCAAACGATGCAAAGAAGAACCCTCTACCATATGCGAAGAAGATCAAGTATCTTCGTAAGGGGTTCAAAGGCACAAATGTCATAGAAGATCCATCAGTCGTTACAGTGTTTCATGCACTCAAGAAGTTAAGCAACGACGGATATAAAGATGTAATCCTCGTAGTTGGTTCTGATCGTGTCAAAGAGTTCGACAGAGGCATTCGGCGATATATCAACCACAAAGACAAGAAACTCTCCTATGAATTTGACAACTTCAAAGTAGTCTCAGCCGGTCAGAGAGATCCAGATGCGGACGGTGTATCTGGTATGTCTGCATCTAAGATGCGAGGATTTGTCGCAGGAAACGATATGGATTCTTTTCTTGAAGGTGTACCGAGTAAGATGTCACGAAGTGACGCAATTCGAATGTATAATGATCTAAAAAGGCATATGTCCATCAATGAAGATATTGAATTTGATTTCGAAGAGAACCCAGAGGAGATTTATGAGATTTCTCTTCAGGGTAGACGAAATATTTCGAGAGCAGCGAAAAGAACTGCAAAGAAAAGAACAAGAGCAAAAGAAAGAAAAAAGAAACTGGTCAAGAACACGGCTGGTATCAAGAAGATGGCACAAAAAGAAGCAAGAAACAAGATAAAGAAAAAACTAATAAAGAATCGTGATTGGAACTCCTTATCTGTTAGTGAAAGAGAACGTGTGGAGAAACAACTAAAGAAGAAGTCCAAGGTGATTGCGAAGATCGTCAAGAAAATCCTTCCTAAGATGCGTAAAAAAGAGATGGAGAGGGTCAAGAGTCTTCGCGGAGCCAATGAATCACATACATATAAAGAAGAACATGGTGCAGGAGAAGAGGGTACATCCAAACTCCTGAAAAAGTATAAAAAGGATACACCCAATGAATAATTTTAATGATCCAAAGTACAAGAACGTAGTCAGCGATATTGCTAAAGTATTAGCGGGCGGCCGCGTTGGTGCAGACATCTCCGATCAATTACAGGCAGCAGCAAAGCAGGCCGGTGTCGATGCAAGAGATGCCCACACAGTCGAAGACCGAACCAAAATCTTCAATGACCATATGATTAAAGCCGCCGGTGATCAGATGTTAAATGGCGCACAAGCAAACACTTTTTTCAACGCAGCTATGAGTTCGTTGAATGACACAACTGGAGAAGAAGGATGAAAAGTTTTAAGAACTTAACTAACCAACTCGCAGAGGATTACGGTGCAATTTATACTTATGGTAGTGAACTCGATTCACTCGGTTCTGGTTCATATGATATTCACAACATTGGCAACCCAGAGAACCTCCAAAGACTAAATCAATTCATCGAGAACTTCACTGCGAAGTCCTACTTTGACCCAAGACAAGCCGTCGTTGAACTTCGTGCGAAATTAAATACACTTGGTCTTGATATCAATGTAACGCAGGAATCAGCAGGCGAAGGATCATTCCCCGTCACTCTCTTCGGTGGATCCTTTGGCAAGACGCCACAGACCCCACACAACGAGTTTGAGACCAGTGATGGTATCGTCGAGAAACTAGGCCACGGTCTTCAGATGGACGTAGAGTTCTCTGAGACAGGTGACGGCATGTTCCATGTCGATGCACAGATTGTTCCAACCGGTCTCGACACCCGAGAGTCAGTCTCCGAAGAAGAAGTCGAAGACATCGACGAACTCAAACTTCCCAAGAATCCAAACCATCCAAAAATTAGAGCTGCAAAATCCAGAGGTGCTGAAAGAGCATTAGATAAGGGAATGAGTCTTGCTGACCGTTCCTTAGACAAAGCAAGCAAGGGTGATGTTAAGGGTTCTAGATCTTTAAATAAAAGAAGTGAAAGAGCATTGGATAGATACATGAAGAGAGATCGTGTTTGAACATATTGAGATAATTACTTTATTATGAAATTTGATGAACCTATAGATGATGAAAATTTTCTGTTATATGCTATGAAGTCATATGACAATCCGACATGTCAGAGTACTGAAGAGTTTTACGAAGACCTCAACCGCATAAAATATGTCAAGAGGTTGGCAAAAAAGTATAAAGTCCACGGTATTCTGCGCGAGAGATTGTTACTAAATCATATCATAATACTGAATAATGTATTTGGTAAAATGGCACCTAGATTGATGTTTTACAGTCTAGAAGTAGAATTACATGATGTGTTGAAAACATTATTTGTGTATTTAAATTTTCTACCTGAAAAGTTACCAGAAGTGGACATAGTTTCAATACCTATAGATCAAGAAATTGCAAACGTACTGAGAGAAATTTAATGGGATTAGCAGGAACCGCACTCGACATCTTTATTGCATATAAGTTTATTCAACTGTTAGTCGTTCCTTTCGATAAAACAGAAGCCTATAAACTAGGCATCATCAATAAAAATGGTGACATTCTCAAGAAGAGATCTCAGTTAACCACATCAGAAGAAAAGAAGGCATATCCTTCTGTCTTCTACACTATGGTCTGGAAGATCAAAAAACTACTAGAGAAACTACCATTTGGTAAAACTAAAATTGCTTCTATTGCAACTGCTGCATACTTTCTCAAAGAACATGTTGAGAGTATGGGTGGAGATTTTACAAAAATCGAAGATGCACTCATGGAACACCTCCACGAAAATGGATACACTGAATTACTAGAATCTCGTCATTCATGTGCAATTGAAAACGGTCAGTATCTCATAGAAGATGAAGTAATTGAACTCAATGAGTATGCAGATCCAATTGATACGGTTCTCGGTGTACCAATTTTTAAGGTAAATGATAAAGTATTCGCCCTTGGAGAACTACAGAGGATAGATTAATGTACACTTACAACGCTAAACTGGTTCGTGTTATAGATGGAGACACGGTTGATCTAAAAATAGATTTAGGTTTTGATATATGGATCAACGAACGAGTTAGGCTGAAAGACATAGATGCACCAGAAGTAAGAACAAGAGACTTACAAGAAAAAGAAAAAGGTCTTCAGGCAAAAGCGTTTGTAGAAGAACAGTTCGAAAAAAATGGTGAAGATGTAGTTGTCCACACAATATACAACAGAGGCAAATACGGCCGAACGATTGGTGATGTAGAATTTGACAACGGTAGTAGATTGTCATTCATGTTACTAAAAACAGGAAACGCGAAGGAATCAACCCAATGAAAAGTTATAAAGAACTTATTGAACAATTAGAAGAAGATGGTATGGGTGGAGCTCCAACTAACTCTGTTAGTTCGGGTGACGTTGCAGGTCTTGGCAGTGATCCTGTCCCTGTTGGATCTCGCAAGAGAAAACGGAAGAAGTGCGACAGTAAGTTCATGGGATGTCCTGTGTATAAAGTAACCGCAGAAGAATACCAAAAGTGCCTTAAAGGCAAAGGCAAGTACGAACGATACGCAAACTACATGGAAGACGATCGTTCTTACGATATCAAGGGTCAAGTAAAAAGAACTGGTGCAAAGAGTATTATCGTGCAAAACGATAAAACAGGAGAGATGTCATACCTGTTTAGGAGGTGAGTATGTTAGAATCATTTTTAACCACTGAGTTTTTATCTTTAGTTGGTGGTAGTCTCGCTGGATTTGTGTTTCGCACAATCGCAGAACGAAGACAAGACGAAAAAGAGAGGTTCGATAGAACTCTCTCACTCATAGACAAAAGAACAGAAGTAGCAGACGCAGCCGTGCAACGAGTTGGACTCGAAGCAGGAAAGGTTGTTCGTCGTCTTATTGTTCTATGTGTTCTATTCGGTACAATCATCGCACCGTTTGTTCTACCATTCTTTGAGATTCCCGTAACCGTAGAGGTTGAAGAACAACGATATGCACCACTAGACTTCTTCGGTCTCTTCGGTAAGAACACATACATTTCATTTGAAACAGTTACGGGTTATCTGTTTACGACACAGAATAGACAGATCCTAGTAACCATTGTCGGATTCTATTTTGGCAATGCCAGTGCAAAGGCTAAATGATGAGCAAATCAAGAAAACTTTGTATCTCACTAATCGTTTCTGTTTTAATCACTATTATGTTAGTGGTTTCTATGTTTGGGTGTGCAGGAGATCAACTGTTAATGAGTCACAATAATGCAGAACCTCCAACAGAGTATACACCGTCAGAACCAAAAACTATATTTGATCTACTCACACCTTGGTTGGTGTGGATAGGACTTTTGGCTTCAGGTCTTATATTTTTCTGGAGGATGGAGAAGAGGCGCGTTGTGGAAACCAACGATTCATAATATTGGCATTGTAGTACGCCCTCTCTCCCGTGTCTAACGACTCCGACAATACATCTCTCTTGAACTGATATTCTACCTCTGAGAATGTCAGTTCTCCTTTTGCCTTACACAACTTAAGAACTTCGAACGAGAACTGATCTTTACCCAGTTTCTCTATGTCTTCGTTGAGTTCTTTACATGAACCAGTGTACTCTCTCCATTTGGCTTCTTTAACCACTCGTTTGCGGTTCTTTCGACCCTTTACTTTTTTGCGAGTGTAAGAGTGTATTTGCTTCTTTCCAATGTATTTTCTTCCAGACTCTTGGTGTGTGATTAAGTAAACAAAACCAAACCACTCATCGGGATCAAAATCATCAGGTAAATTAGTCCAGTGTCCATTCATACTATATTTATTAAAAAATCCCCCACCCGTGAGGGCAGGGGATTCTGGGAAGTGTGGAGTTTTAACTCAGTTAACTTCGTCGTTAGAACGCATACGGCGTTCCATGCGTGAACGGCCGTTATCATAACGGGCGTCCTCGGCGCGATCTACGCCGACTACTCTAGCACCACCGTCCCACAGACCGGTAAGACCACGAGCGGTCCATGAAATACCGCGTGCGGTGAAGGGAAGGATTGCGAAAAGCAATACCCATGTACAGAGGGGGAGTCCTAGAACTCTTTTGGCAAGCCAACCACAAGGGCAGGCCGCGACTTTACAACATTCTTTTTCATTACCCATATCTAATATCCTTTAATTTTGGGGTTTCAGAAACTAAGCGTAACACTACTACGGAGAACGAACTGTCCCGACGAGGAACCCGAACGCCATCCAGTGTTATCAGTTACAAAATTACTACCAAGACTCTCAAGAGCATACCCGAGGGTATTGGTCCAGACAAGTCCGTGAGCAAGATCGTAATTACCACCTACGGTGAGGAGGTTAAGACTACCGTCGTAGTCACCAATTTCCCACTGTGCAAATCCTTCGAAGTCATCGAAACACTTGTATGCAGCGGTAGTGACGATGGACCAGTTGTTGAGACTGCCATCACCTGCATCATTTACAATCCAATCAGCACCGATACTGAGAGGGCCTTCGTCATATACACCACCGAAGGTAAGACTGTTCACACCTTCCGTGACAGAATCATAAGCCCAACCACCGTTAAGAGACACAGCACTGTCCACATGGTAAATCGCAGCAATACCGATGGCATAGTTGTTGTCACCGACTCCTGCACCAGCGGTGTCGAAACCGTTGTTGTAGAAGGCACTGACTTCGAAGTCACCGAAGGATCGGAAGGCTTCGACTCCAGTTCCTCGTCCCTGACCAAAGGTAAGGGCTGAGACGCTGTAGTTGAGGGTTGTGAGTTGAGTTGGGTCAGTGACGTATCCAGCGTAGAACTGGGGAACGAACTGTCCAACTCGGACGTTTGCTTCGTCGAACATGCGAAGAGTAACGACAGCATCAAGCAGATCGAAACTGTTCGTAACATCCGACCATTCACCACTGACGAGGTAAGAGAAACT